CGCCGGCGCTGACCAATACGAGTTACAGGCGCCGATTTATCGGGCTTATGAAATGCTCACATACGAGCTAGACACTGGTGACACCACCCCCTACATCAGCACTCATAAAGCGTCGCTTGTTTACGCCGTTTGTACTGCCGCCTGTAACTGGGAAGTTCCGAATGCAGACGAAACTCTTGAACGCCAGTTTGACGCTACGGGTCTTGCTCAGAACCCTAGTGCTACCAAGTGCGGGATAATCCCAGGCGTTCTGATGCCGACGAAGGTCCGCCTTATCAGCGGTTCAGACTCGAATACGGTTACTGTTTACGTTATTCGTTGAGATGTGTTTGTTTCCTGGTCCCAAAATACCTGAAGCTCCAGGCCCTCCTGCCAAAGCGCCTTTGCCGCCGGAGGAGTTGGTCCAGCGAGTTAAACGGAAGAAGGGGAAGTTGGCAAGCCAACCGCGCTCTGGGTTTAGTCTTAGGATACCAAGGAGCTCTACTCTAGGTTCAGGCGGGGGGGATGGCAGTGGCCTTGGCTACTAACCGCGTTAGCGCCGGAAGTCTGTATAGTAAATTAGAGACTGACCGTTGGCATTACATTGAGCGGGGGCGCGAAGCCGCCGCCCTAACTATCCCACACTTGTTGCCACGAGAGGGTGCCGGTTCTTCTACGGAACTGGAGGCCCCGTTCCAGGGGATGGGGGCCAGAGGAGTTAACTCGTTAGCGAGTTCTCTGTTATTGGCTCTACTTCCACCGAACAGTCCTTTCTTCCGTTTAAAGGTTGACCCGAAGGTGTACAACGAGATTGCAGAGCTGGACTCTGCAAAAGCCGAGATAGACCTTGCTCTTGGCAACATGGAGCAAACGATTTTATCTGAGATTGAGCGGCGAAGTCTTCGGACCGCTCTATACGGCGCAATCCGGCAGTTAATCGTTACAGGGAACACTCTTATCCAGTATTTACCTGAAGGGGGTATGAAGGTTTTTCGATTAGATTCTTACGTTGTGAAGAGAGCCCCGAATGGTTCTCCAAAGTGCATAATTATTAAGAGTCGTGTTCCTGGCGAAGAGCTTCCTAACGAGATTCGAGAGACTGCTCAACCTTCACCTGGTGAGGACGACATCTTCGACTTGTACACATCGGTGTACTTTTCAGAAGGGAAGTGTGCGATATCACAAGAAGTTGGTGGGGTAGAGGTTCCTGATTCATACCAGGAGATGCCGGAGGAGCGTTGTCCATACTTGGCTCTACGGTTTAATCGTGTGGACGGCGAGCACTATGGCAGAAGTCATGTCGAGGAATATTTAGGTGAGCTTCAGAGTCTTGAGACTCTTCAGCAGTCTATTGTTTATGGTTCAGCGGCGGCGGCCAAGGTTCTCTTTTTAGTTAACCCAACGGGTTTGACTCGTGTTAGGACTCTGTCAGAAGCTCCGAACATGGCGGTGCGGGAAGGATTGGCGAGTGATGTGAGCGTCATGCAAGTTGGCAAGAACTCTGACTTTGCGGCGGCATACCAAACAATTTCGGGTATCACGGACCGTTTGAGTAATGCGTTCCTCCTAGCTGAGGGGAGTATCCGTAATGCGGAGCGGGTTACTGCGGCAGAGATTCGTTTAATCGGCGACAACTTAGAGCGCCAGCTTGGTGGAACATATAGCCTCCTTTCTCAGGAGCTCCAGCTTCCGATTGTTGCTCTAGTGATGGACCAAATGCAACGCTCAGGGTCATTGCCGGCATTACCAGGCGATTCGATTACTGCTGTTATAACAACTGGCGTCCAGGCCCTTGGTCGTTCCACCGATTCGATTAAGCTCGACGGGTTTATGGCGGCGGCTATCCAACAGCTCGGTCCCGATGTTCTTGCCAGATACTTAAATGTTGGCGAGTGGTTTACACGCAAAGCGGCGGCTCTTGGCATCGACCCGAAAGGTCTCGTCAAGACGGAAAAAGAAATCCAGATGGAGCAACAGGCGGCCCAACAACAGCAGTTGGCCATGCAAGCTAACAGCGCGGCGATTGACACTGCCTCGAATGTTATCCAAACCCAACAACCCCAACCCCAAGTAGAAAATGTCTGATAACGATACACAAATAAACTTAGACGAATCACCCAAGCCCACGCTCGAGGAGCAAGCGGCGCAGATGGCGAAAGAGTCTGGCGACCAGGTTGAGACTTCGGGGCGACCCGAGTGGCTCCCTGAAAAGTTCGACAACCCTGAGTCTATGGCGGAGGCATACAGTAATTTAGAAAAGAAGATGGGTGCCGGTGAGCACTTAAGCGGAGAGTTAAAGATTGAGAAGGCGGACGGTTCCGCAGATGGAGAGGGTGCCGAAGGTGCCGATGCTCCTATAACGATGGAAGACTTGAAGTCTTATGGAGAGGAGTGGGCATCTAACAACGGAAGCCTAAAAGAAGAGAGTTACGATGCTCTCGAACAGCGCGGTATTACTAGGGACGTAGTACAGGCGTTTGTCCAAGCACAACTGTCTCAGACTCAGGCCGAGCACGCACGCTCTATGGCTGAAGCTGGGATAGACACAGATGCTTGGCGGGAAATGTCGGTTTGGGCAAGCACAAACTGGTCTGAGGACCAGCAGAATGCTTGGAACGAACTTGCGGCAAATCCCAATCCGTTAAGTCGAAAGTTGGCTTTAGACCACCTAAAAAACGCCTACTCCTCTGCTCGAGGGCAGAGTTCTAGGTTGATTGATGGTGAAGCGGCCCCCCAGGGGATGCGGCCATTTCGTTCGACGGCGGAAATGATGGAGCAGATGAAGGACCCTAGATACGACAAAGACGAAGCGTTTCGTAAAGAAGTCGATTACAGGATTCAACTCGGCCTCAACAGCCAATGATAGACGCGATTGGCCCGTATACTCGGACAACCTTTGGGGTCTAGAAGAACTTTAACTTAACCAACAATTCATTAAGTTCTTTTAGGAGGAACTACCATGACCGACGCAAGTAAACTTGCTTTTCTTGGTCAAGACAACGGAGGGGGAACGTTTAGCGCGACATACGCCACGCAGAACGCTCTCTTCAAGTCTGTCTTTGCCGGCCTTGTAACTCGTGCATACGAGCAACAACGCAAACTTTTTCCACTGATTACTTCCCGCACCGTTCGTAATGCTCGGGGCGTTAACTTCCCCCTCATGGGTGGCGCATCTGCGAGTTTCCATACTCCAGGCGAATCAATTATCTCATCGGCTGACGCCGGAGGCACCGACTACTTGTCTAACATTAAGGTGGCGAACAAAGAGGTCAAGTTGAACGACCTCCTGATTGCTTCTTGTATGACGGACAAGCTCGACGAGCTAAAGAACGAGTTTGATGCTCGTGCTGACCTCGCCGCAGAGTTAGGTCGGGTTCTAGCTGACAAAGAGGATGAGCTGATTTTCCGTGCGCTTTACGCATCGGCAACACGCACAGCCGACCTTTACACGGGCGAACCTGACGAAGGTGGAACCGTTGAAATTGAGCTGTACGGCTCTGGTGGTACAACTCCTCAAGCCTTTGACACTGTCGCTAGCAACCTTCTTGACGGATTGTTTGCCGCCGCCAGTGCCTTGGACCAAAGGAATGTCCCAGAGAATGACAGATACTTTGTTATTGACCCAGAATGGTTCCATTACCTCTCAGGTAACACAACGGTTCTTAACCGTGACTGGGGCGGCTCTGGCGCTTTGGCAGACAACAAGGTGTTCCGCGTAGCGGGATTCGATGTTGTTAAGTCGGCTAACATTCCGAGAACCGATATTTCCGCTGAGGCTGGTGAAAATTCCGGCACTGAAGGGCTCTTCCTTCACGACGACGGTGGCATTAACATCATGGGGATGTGTTTCCATAAGGGAGCCGCCGCATGTGCTAAGGCTATGGATGTCGGAGTGGAGACTTCTTGGATGCCAGAATACCAAGGCCACCTTTTGGCGGCTAAGGTTGCGGCAGGTTACGACAGTCTACGCAGAGAGGGCGCTGTTGCCATCTCAGGTATTCAAGCCTCGTAGATAATACTTTTTGTCGGGGGGCTTCGGCCCCCTGGCTAACCCAATAAAGGAGGAGAATAGATGGCATCATTAACTGAAGTTGAAGCTGTAAGCGAACTACTTATGGCTGTTGGGGAACAACCCGTTACCTCGCTTGACGCACCTTTGCCCAGCGATGTTTCTATGGCCCAGAAAACATTGACATCGGTTGACCTCGAGGTTCAACTTGCGGGATACTCCTTTAATCGAGAGTTTAGCATTACTCTTAGCCCCCACAGCGGGACTGGGAAAATTGAGCTTGACGCTGACGTTGTTCACGTTGAGCCCGCACGAAGAGGCGCAGGTTTAGGGGTACGGGGCGGTTACCTTTACGATAGAATAGAGAACACAGATGTATTTACTTCGGATGTTAAAGTTCATCTTACTCGGCACCTTGCTTTTGCCGATTTGCCTTACCCTGCTCGTATGTATGTTACTAGGAAGGCCACGCGCGTTTTCGCGGAAAGGCTTTTAGGTGATGTAAACCAGGCACTGCGCTCGGATGAGGCACAGGCACGGGCACTATTTATTGACGCAGAGACGACTATCACGGACTATCGGTTTAGTGATTCCTACGACTCTTTTCGGACAATGGGTCGTCGCTCACCGATGGATGGTTATGGAGCATAATGGGTCTAGTCTCAAGGTCTATTGGTAATCTGATTGGCGGCGTAAGCCAACAGCCGGACAGTCTCCGTTATGCCAACATGGCAAGCGAGAGTATCAATGCCTTTCCAGACCTTGCGAACGGTCTTGACAAAAGGAATCCTACCGAGCACATAACTGAGCTCATCGATTCTTCGGGCGCCGGTTTGGACACTGCGACTACGTCTAAGTTTCATGTAATAAATAGGAGCCCCAGCGAGCGTTACGCTCTTGTATTTTATAACGACAGCGGTGGCGACCCTGCTATTAAGGCGTTTAACCTTTTATCGGGCGAAGCAGTCAATATCTATAATTCCGAGTCTGTTGCTCTTTCTGCCTCGGACCTTACAGGGTATCTACCGAATGGCACGCCAATGATATCCGATGTTGACCTTTTGACAGTTTCAGACCACACGTTTGTTCTAAATAAGGAGATTGAGACCGCCCTGTCTAGTACAACTACTGATGCTCAGACAGTGGAAGCGTTTGTCTCCATTAAAGCGGGCGCATACGCTCAGAAGTATGCCTTGTTAATTGATGGTGTGGAGTACAAGATTGACATGAGCGGCACCGGCGGCAATACAACGGTTCCACCTGACTCCCCAGCGTCTAATGACCCTGTAGACGGTGAGACCCCCGATGGTTCAAACCGTCATCATGCGAAATATGTCGGGACGGATGTCATTGCAGAATACTTGAAGTATGACATATTGACCACGGCGCTTGGTTGTTCTTGTGGTACAGGCACATTTAACAACGGCTCTGGGCAAACAGTGTCATGGGAAAATGCAACCGGCGGAAGTTTTAAACTCGAGTTTCATGGAAAAGCACCTAATAACACGAGTATGGTCGCAACAACAGGAGCGATTGCCCACGACGCAGACGCAACTGCACTTGCATCGGCTATCGAGCTTTGCAGTGACGCCTTTACTGTTTCGACTGTTACGGACAACTCTTCGGGTGCGCTCTCTTCCTTTAAAGTAAAGACTTCGAGGTGGGGCATTATTAATACCGAAAACGTTTACGCGAATATAGTTGAGAACACACTGTCCGCCTCTGTCGATACCTACAACGTAAACCGCTCAGGGCACGTCCTTCATATTCAGAAGCCAGACCCAACAACAGGCGACCCCACTGATTTCTCTATAGAAATGATAGAGGGTTCTGCTGACCGAAACATGAGTATTGCGATGGGCTCTGTAGAGTCCTTGTCGGACCTACCACCACGGGCCAACCACGGGACAATCCTGAAGGTTGCTGGCCTCGTTGACGAAACCGCCGACGATTACTATGTTGAGTTCATTACGGATGATGATGGCGCAAGTGGCATGTCCTCTGGGCGGTGGGAGGAGACTGTTGGTTTTGGTGTTGAAACCTCGTGGGACGCAACGACAATGCCTCACGTTCTCGAGAGTCATATTGATGACGGTAGTGGCCCTGTTGGCGAAGCAAACGCCCCATATTTTATCTGGAACACATTTCCGTGGTCTGACCGCGAGTGCGGGGACGATGAAACGAACAAGGCATCTTCGTTTAAGGATACGACCATCCAGGCTATGGTGTTTCACCGCAATCGTTTTGGGTTAATTTCAGGGGAATCGCTAGCCCTTTCGGAGGCCGGCGAGCCTGGTAACTTTTGGCGCAAAACGGTTATTGATTTGTTAGACTCGGACAGGATTGACATTACGGCACGGTCTAGAAAGCTTTCTTTGATAAAGAGTGCTGTTGAAGTCCAAGAGTCTCTTGTTTTGATTGCGGACCAAGTCCAGTTTAGGCTTGACGACGGTGGGACGCTTTTGACTCCATCATCTGCTGGTCTTCGCCAGGTCTCTGCATATGAAGTAAAGTCTGGTGTTCCTCCTGTAGCTGTTGGGACTGAGGCTTTCTATGTCCAGCGTCGCGGCGACTTCTCGGGGGTCAATCGGTTTTTTAATGCAAGCACGGGTTCGGCAAACATCTTTCGCTCATTGGACGCTACCCCCCACGTTCCTCGCTACATAAAGGGGAACATTGTCGATATGACATCGTCCGAAGGGCAGGGCCTACTTGCGTGTACTACTCAGACGTCTGGCACAGGTGCGGAGGCTAATGTTGTGTACATGCACAAGTGGGCTGATATTGGTGAGAGGCGAGTTCAGTCTGCTTGGTTTAAGTTTGACTTGGGTTCTGGGGCGACTATCCGTGGCATTGAGTTTGTTGAGGACGACCTTTACTTAGCGGTTGAGCGTTCAAGCACGCTATATCTGGAGAAGATTGCCCTTGGTGGTGGAATCGCAGACTCTGGGGCATGGTATAAGGCAAGGGTAGACCGCCGAATTAGCGATGACAACGCTGATGTAACAGTAACCTGGGATTCTGGGACAGGGAAGACGACTGTTAATGTCCCCTATGTTGTGACTGACGACGTAACCCTTGTAGAAAAACACGCTGGGGCACAGGCCGGCGGCACTTACGTCACAGAGACTCCTGAAGCGGCGAGTGGCGGAACGACGGACATTATTTTTGATGGGAACTACTCGTCTAAAGATTTCTGGGTTGGTGTTGACTACGAGATGCGCCATTCAATGAGTGACCCCAAACTGGTTGGACCGACACGAGGTGGGGAGAGCCGTGTCTTGACTGGTCGTTTCCACGTTCGCCGTGTGTTTGTTGACGTAGCGTCAGCAGGTTCTTGGAAGGCCGAGGTTACGGCTGAAGGTCGTTCCGTTGCCTCTAAAGAATATGCGGCGGACATGACAGGTTCTAATAGCTCAGTTGTAGAGCAGGAGGGTATTAACAATGTGCCTATCTTGGCAGTCTCAGGAGGATATACATTCGACATCGTCAACAGCACACCTTACGCCTCTAGGTTCGTGGCTCTTGAGTACGAGGGTGATTTCAAAACCAGGAGTCGGAGAGTTGGCTAAAGCCGAAGTACAAATTGCGACAAGAGCTGACTGCTTTGACGTTGGTCGTCGTTTACGCTCGGACGATTGGTTGGAGATGAGATATCTAATGGGCGAGTGCGACCCGAGTTGGTCTCTTGACCTCCAGCGCATGTCGGCACCGCAGGAAACTTTTTGTCTTCGTTTTGATGGTCGGCGAGCGGCGATTTTCGGTTGCCCCGAAGGCCAGCCTGGGGTAGGGGTTCCCTGGATGATGGGGACGGATGACCTCCTGCGGCGTCGTTTTACATTCCACCACATGTCAAAGCGTGCGGTGAGCTATTGGGCGGCACAGTATTCGGTTTTGGCAAATGTTGTCTGGGAAGGAAGTTCCTCAATACCCTGGTTGCGCCGTTTAGGCTTCAGTGTTGGCGAGGACGTTGTTAGAGAGACTCCGTCTGGCGGCAAGTTTCTTGGTTTTAACTTAAAAGGAGGAAAGGTATGTGTCTCTTCGCAGGACTCGCATCGGCAGGAACAGCT